AAAGCTTATTCTAAGTGCCAGAACTAAACCCGGTAAAACCTGGGAGGATGCCTGGTTAATCCTTTATTAAACACAAAAGAAAGCAAAGAGCTTAACAGTCACGTACATCCAATGAAGGAAGACATGAGAGGCTCAAGAAAACACACTAAAGCGGGTTGGCATAACAAGTGACATACAACTCAATAAAGAGATAATATCACAAGACCCTAAAACTACAAAAGCGCATAAGAGTAGACTATTGTACGGTCTACAAGCGTGTGGCTTCACCAATCTGCCACTGATTCTCACTATGCCTGGAAATCCAGAACACTAGCGGCTGCTTACTTACAGCTTACCTAATAACCCGAGGAGGGGTCCAAAGATCCAACTAATTAAAGTTAGCCTCAGCACATGGACAATGTAGAGGTAAAAGTAACCAAGGGACTAATAAAAGTCCCTAAACCATGTAGTTCCATGGTAGTGACACACGAAGTTCACCGGCTTGCCTAGTAAAAACCCATCTGGGCCAGGGATATTCTCCTTGAGAAATGCCTAAGAAAAGAGTAACAGAGACCAGCGACCTATCCCACTGGGAAGGTGTTCTCATAATAATAATCAATTGCAGGAGCTGGAGTTGGCTTCAAGATTGGGAACCCACCAACGGCATGCCGAAATGTAACCTTGGGCTCCACCCACAAGGAAATGTCGCGAACTCCAAGGTGGGAAGCCTCTTCGTTTGGAAACTGAAGTAGCACCCAAGCTGGACAAGTCCGAACACCATACATCTCTGTTGCCCCAAAGTGGGTGTTAACCCAACGTCTAGGTGGTGTTACATACGAAGCCACACTATCAGTAGTGGGTAGGTAAATAGTCTCACGAGGATCAGCCATCGGCATAACTTGGACAAAAGTGTCCTTTTCAATGAAACATGGCTTTCCCATTATATTATCCAAAATGGTGGCTCCCAAGCACACAGGCCTCAGGGGCAAAACTCCCTGGGGTGTCGCACCAGAGTAACGAATGGAGAGGTAGTAAGTCAGTGAGCCACTCCACTGGGCATTCTCTTGGCTCCTATGCATTAGCGGACTGTGTTGCTCCACTTCCCCTTCAAAAGTGCCAACCAACTTTGGAATATGCGAGCTGGGTGTGGTGGGAAAGAAAAGGAAGCCACTCTTAGGCCACTTTGAGATTGTGAGGAGACGAAACCGCCTCTGTAACAAGCCCAGAGGTAAGCGGAAAAGAGGTGGCTCCACCCAATCAGAAGTTCCAACTTGAACAACAGGAGCTCCTGAGGCCACCAGAGTAGTTGCCGGATTCAATCTCCCCAAAGAGGTGGTTGGTTGTATATACTCACAATCCTCCAACCCAAGATAACGGACCATTACCGACCCCTTCTTTGTGGTGTCACTAATATGTAGAGGAGCTGTAAAAAGAAGGACAAATCTCAGAGATTGCCCATAATCAGTAAGTGGAGGAACAGCAAACAGAGAACCACTACCACCCATTAGATAACCACCATAACCATGGAGCGGAACCCTAGCACGTAGCAACCGATGAGCCCGCAGATCCACCACTGTGGAACCAAAGTACCGATAGGCATCACTCTCCCGGCCAGAGCAGGAGTCGTTAGCAAAGCCCATTTCCACAGTGCCTCCGCCCATAGCTGGGAGGTTAAAAATCACCTCTAAAACAAGGGTACCTTTCCAGTAACGGTGATTCTCTAGTATGGAGGAGGAACAACTTGGATACCATTGAGCTCCATCAAAGCCTGGAAGGAGGGGATTGAGGGGCACGACAAGAGCTTTCCCTTTTGGGGTTGTCGTGGATAAATCAAAATCCACAACTACCTGGCGGAGTGGTAGGAAACTATCTGTGAGGGGCATTTCAGGACCCATTCCCATACCAATATCCTGAACGTCCAGGAAAAGGGAGAGCTCCATCCCAAGATCAGCAACCTCAAAGTTCTCAAGGTCTTTTATAATGACAACTTTAAAGGCGCCATTGTGATCACTGGTCATTATGGAGTAGCCAGACGGTGTTGCCAACTCATCAATAGTGAGTGTCACTGAATCGTGTCTACCAGGCATAAACCAAGTTCCTTGAAGCATGAGCGCCCTCTCTCTGCTGGGATATTTAGCTAGAGTCTCACAGGGATCATAGCAAAGCCATAAAAGTCCCTTAGCTTGAATGGGAGCTGAAGAAACTAACCTAACCGTTGGCTTGAAGCGCATGAAGGTGTAACTTTTATAGTACCTCCCCCACTCTGTATCCTTAAGAGAGGTTCTAATCAGTGGGAGTGTGTAGACGGTAGTGCCCACATTACTGTTGATCGGAAAGGAAAAGGGGTGTGAACCTACAAATTTAGCACTCCCTGGTAGAGGAATGCTCCTTGGGGAAAAGAAGATTGCCTCTGTTCCACCAGAGGCTGCAGGAACCAACTCCTCATGGAGTCCACTAGCTTCCGCCTCACCAGTATGCTGTTTGCATGGGCACCCAACACGATTGTGAAAGGAGCACTTTGGAGATGGCGCAAAGGGGAGTGCAGCGCGGTCCTGTTGTCCATAAGAGATTCCAGAGAATGAAAAAGAGGCACGTGCTTGCAAAGGTTGTTGTTCCCGCAAGGAAGCCTGGTTGTCTTCAAAAGTTAGCACTGTTTTTGCTCCAGATCTCCGAATGGGCATGTATGAAGCACTCCTTGTCAGTCTAGCAGGTTGGAGAGGGGCAATCTCTGCAGCTTGGAAATTGCTCAACCCTTTTAACCCCGAGGGATATTTCTCCTTCAACTTAGAGTAAGGGAGCGGTTCAGGGAGAAAGTGTGCATCCGCTATGTTGTGCCTAACAACTGAGATAGTACTATAGGACATAGCGGGGGATCCACCACCGAGCACATCGTCAGAGAAGGTGGTAAGCAACTGTAGACGATCCACAAAATTTGGATCATCGTAGTGAATATTCAGGCGTGGTGCAAAGAGAGCATGCGAATGAGCCTCATAGAGAGGAAGAACTCCAATTCCAAGGACCGCCTGCTCCTGGGTGGCCCGATTCCCATCAAGAAGAACAATGCCTGCTATTTGATTGGAGTGCCCTGAAAGGTGGGAAGTAACTCCAAGTTGGATAGTACAGATATCAGCAGAGCGATACTTTGGCTCCTCTTCATCAGTGTCCTTGGTTTTTTTAAGCCTCTTGGATCTCATATGGTCATAAACCTTCTTGGGAGTATGAACCACAGTGGTCTGATGTGTAAGCTTATCATCACAGAGGACTTGCTTGCCAACACCCTCTGCAACGTGAACAATAGCCTTTGGGGATTCAGAGAGTCGGCGAAAAGCACTCTGAGTTGTAGTAGTAGCCACCAAGCTCTTGAGAGAGTTGGTGTTTGCAGCAGTGAGAATAGCAAGCTTGCCACTCTCAGTTTGCGCAGCCCTAACTACGTCAGCATAGTTGATGCCGCACTCAGTGATTGCAGATTTCAGTACCTCCATCTCACGTGGTGAGTACGAAGGAACTGAGGGCATCTCAGGAGTGGAACGGCGTGAAAAGAACGAGGCCATATCAGATAAAAGCGGTGGGAGTAGTAAATAGATCAGAAGAAGGAAGAAGAGAAACAGAGCAAAGGATTGCTGTGTGAAGTGGAAAGAAAAGCAAAAACCCCTAACTTGGCAAATCGGGGAAGCGTCGTTGCTTAGAGTGAACGTGGTTGCGGTTGCGTGATCAAAGGAAAATTAAGGCGAGCACGGAAACACAAAAAACGGGAACAAACTGGATAAGTCCAGTAACTAGCAAGGGACAAAAGGGGTCTGTATCACAATACAGAATAGCTTTGAAAGAAATATTTAGTAACAAAGTGCGAGGTTGCTTTTCAA